ATCACTCTTGCAAGTGGTCAGGTCATTGCTTATTCATTATGAGTCTTGCAAACGCTCTTAAAAAAGCTGCATCAAAAACTCTGAGCAAACTTGGAGGAGATGTAACTATTCGACAGGTTACTGCTGGCACTTATAACACTACAACTGGTGCAATAACCGAGTCGACTTCCGATACAACTATTAAGGGCGTTTTAAATAATGTTTCAAGATCAGAAGTCAATGATCTCATAGAGTCTCAAGATAAGATTCTAACAATATCGGCTGGCGACCTTACTTTCGTGCCAACAACAAAAGACAGAGTCGTGATAAGCAGCGTGGAGTTTAAAATTATTCAAGTAACAATTAACGAGCAAAATAACACTCCTGTAAGTTTTGATCTTGTTTTGAGGTAACTATGGCCAGACAAATTAAATTAGAACAGATAGATGATTTAATGAAAGAAGCAGTACAGGAGTTAGTACAAAAAACAACATTACAATGGACTTCATTAGCAAAGAAAGCTACACCTGTTGATACTGGTAATTTAAGAAATGGGTGGAAAACAAATATAGGAAAATTAACAGGCACTATAATAAACAATATTGAATATGCAGAACCGGTAATTTATGGAACTTCATTACCTTCAAGTTGGGGTGGTAGATTTAGAACAAGACAACAAACAATAAAAGGGTTTCCAGAATTACAAGCCAAGCAACTTACAACTGGCTATATTCCAAAAGAACTTAAAAGAATTATAAGGAGTAAATAATGGCTGCTACTGATCTTAATACAGTTCGATCTACAATTGAAGGAAGATTGGCAACAGAGTTAGCAAGCAGTCCTGTTATTCCTGTCGTATTTAGTAATCAAGCATTTGATTCAACTGGTAATGCAAGTTTTGTTCAATGCGAAGTAAGTTTTGGTACTGGCGAAATAACATCTCAAGGTAATCAAACAAATGCAAATACTTTGGTTGTAGGTCTTTTAACAATGAATGTTTTTACAGAACAAGGCATAGGTAGTGGTGGAAATTTAACTATTTGCAAACGACTAAGAGACCTTTACAATAGAATTACAGTTTCAGATGTTATCTTTGATGCAGTAGTTGGGCCAGAAATACTCTCGCAAGCACCAGAGGGTAAATTTGTAACACAACTGCGAGTAACCTTTGAAACATACGAGGGACTTTAATTATGGCAAAGCTTGAAATTACAGAAGAAATGCTTGACGCAATTGAAGCTGTTAAAGGAAGAAGAAATGCAAATTATTGGGACCCAGAATGTAGAAAATATTTTGAGGCACAACAAAATTCTAAAAAAGATGTGAAAAAGTCAGAAAAAGGTTAAACTATTTGTAAATACTTTTTTTATTTGTCATGGCAACAGCAGTTAAAGGTGATGTAGGCAAAGTTATGTTCCACAATGCAGCAGGAACAGAAGCTGACATTGCATCTACAAGGTCTTGGTCTTTATCTATTACTAAAGACACCATGGAAACAACCAATCAAGGTGACACATCAAAAACTTTTGTTGGTGGTCTTATATCTGGCGAAGGTTCTTGTGAGCTTTTATATGATACTGCTGGCAACTCTGATTATCAATCTTTTATTGATGATGTCTTAGTAACTGCAGATGCTGCAGATGCTTTATTTGAGTTATTTCCAGATCAAGATACATCAGCAAAAAAAATAAGCTTTTCTGGCATAATTACTGGTGCAGAATATGGTGCAACTTTAGGTGAGATTCAAGTAATAACAGTTAACTTTATTACATCAGGTGCCATAACTTCAGCAATATAGTATCTTAGAGTAAGGTATTACATTTTACATGGCAACAAAAAGAACCATTGACATTATCACTGAAAGTTTTAGTGATGTGATGTCTGCAAGACGCAAATATGTATTAGAGTTACCATCTGGTCAAAAAATAGATGTTTACTTTCCACCTTTAACAAGGTACGACAGACAGAAGGCACAAACTGCTGTTGGAACAGATGATGCTTTAATGGTATCTACACAACTGCTTTGTCAGATTGCACAAAAAGAAGATGGGTCAAAAATGTTTGCTTTGGCAGATGCTATTGACCTACAAAGATTATTACCTGAGAAAGTTTTAAATGATATTGAGTTATTTTTATTTGAATTAAAATTAGATGTTGAAACAGCAAAAAACGATTAAAGAGAAATAACTGGCTAAACTTCGAGTTGTTTCTCGCATCTGAGCTAGGTAAAACATTAACAGAATTAAGACAAAACATGACAGAAGAGGAATTAATATATTGGGCTGCATATTACGAAATCAAAGCTGATAATGAAAAAAAGATGCGACTAAAGGCAAATAACAGGTAATATAAAAGAAATGTATTTTGTAAGCTAAGTGGCTGAAAGTATTGTTACCTTAAGAGTTGACACCAGAAATGCTGTCAGTTCCTTAAACAATGCTTCTGCAGCAACTAATAAATTATCAGCAGCATCAAAAGGTGCAACAAAATCTTTGGCTGCAACTTCTACAGCAGCAAAAGGTTTGGGTACAGCATTAAGAAATAGTATTGCACCAATTCTTGCTGTCGGTACAGCTTTTTCTGTCGTAAATAATAGTATTGGTACTTTTCTTGCTAGGGAAAGAGATATAAAAATACTTGAACAAGGTATAAGTAACTTAGGTGCTGGTGCTCATACCTTACGAGAATTGCAAGAAGTTGCAGATAGATTCGGTAAAACGACTTTATTCAATCAAGAAGATTTTACAAGAGGCTTTAACTTACTTACCAGTTTTAGAAATATCGGTGTTGAGGCTTATGAACGTGTGGCACAATCTGCTGCAGATATTGCCCAAGTAAACCAAGTTGATGTTAGTACTTCTTTTATGCAACTAGCAAAAGCATTGCAAGACCCTGAAAGAAACTTATCAAACCTTAATCGTTCTGGTATTGCTTTTACAAAACAACAAACAGAAGTCATTAAGCAATTAATGAAAACCAATAAAATTGCAGAAGCACATACAATGATTTTAGATATTGTAGATGAAAGTTATAATAAGTTAGCACAAGCTGCTGCTGTAGGTTTTGCAGGTTCTGTTGATACTTTAGGAGAATCATTTAGAGATTTTGGAGAGTCTATCGGTAAAGCACTTATTCCTGTTTTAGACCCAACAGTAAAAGGTTTAACAGCAATATTAAATTTTTTAAATTCAGAAGGTGGACAAGCTACAGCAATTCTTGCTGGTATTGCTTTGGGTGCAAAAGGTATTTCTGTGGCAGTACCTTTAGCTGTTGCTGGTTTATCTAAGTTTGTCATATCAGCACAAGCTACAGCAGTTTCCTCTGCATTGGCTGCAACTGGATTAAAAGGTATGGCAGCAGCAAGTTTTTTAGCTGCTGGTGGTATATCAAAAACAACTATTGCTGTTCATGCTTTTAAATTAGCAATGGTTAAAACTGGTATTGGTGCATTAGTAGTAGGTTTAGGTTTCTTAGCTGCAGCAATATTAAAAGCTAAAAATGAACAAAAAGAATTTAACGAACTTTTAGAATCAGGTACTGCTGCAAACATAAGTGAAGAAATTAAAAATACTGAAGCAGAAATAAAAAAATTAGAAGAAAGTCTTGCAGGTTTAGGAACAAATAGAAGTGATAGAGGAACAAAAATAGGTGTTGATAGAGAAATTAAAAAAGCAAATGAGGAATTAGACAAATTAAAATCAAGCCTTGAGGCTGCAGAGGCAAGAGAATTAACAGCAGAATTTAATATACAGCTTGAAGCATTAAAGAAACAAAATTCAGAATTAACAAATGCAGTACAAAGAGAAAAAATTATTGGAGAAGAAAAGAAAAAAGAATTTGATCTTGAACAACAGATTGCAGCAATTAGGAAAGAGTTTGATGGAGAAGATGAAGAAAGACTTGTTTCATTGGCAAAACAAAACCACGAATTACAAAAACAAAAAACACAGATAGAGAAAATTAATGAAGCAACAAAAAGGCAAGATGAAATATTTAAAAAAATTGGAGAGAGTATTGCAACAGGTGTTTCTGATGCTTTGGTTGATGCAATTTTACATGCCAAATCTCTTGGTGAAGCAGCAGCAGGTATTTTAAATGATATAGCAAGACAACTTTTAAGACTTGGGATTAATACAGCTTTAGGTGCAATTTTTGGTGGACCGTTTGAAGCTTTGCCCGGATTTGCAAGGGGAGGTAGACCACCTGTTGGCAAACCCTCAATCGTAGGGGAAAAAGGACCAGAATTATTTGTACCAACATCTGCTGGTACAATAATTCCTAATAATCGTATAGGAGGCGGTGTAACAAATAATATTGTTGTTAATGTAGATGCATCAGGTTCTAGTGTAGAAGGCAACGAACAACAAAGCAGAGAGCTTGGTCTTGCTCTTTCTACTGCTATACAAGCACAATTAATTCAAGAAAAACGACCCGGAGGATTACTTGCATAATGGCTACATTCCCATCATTTACACCTACTTATGTTGGTTACAGTAAAAAATCAGCACCAGTAAAAAGACTTGTACGTTTTGCAGATGGGTATGAACATAGAGTCTTATTTGGTTTAGCTAGTCATCAAAACCCCAAAACATTTAATGTAGAATTTAATGAATCAGAGCAAGATGCTGATGTGATTGAGGCATTTTTAGATAGTAGAGCTAATGACCAAGCAAGTTTTACTTTTACACCAACTGGCGAAGGCACATCAAAGACAGGGACATACAGCCAATCTGGAACCACAATTACAATTACTGTTACTAAACATGGTATAGCTATTGGCGAAACTGTAACTCTTGATTTTACATCTGGCTCTGCAACAGACGGTACATTTATTGTTGCATCATCTGCTTCTGTAGATACATTCACTGTTACTGCTGCTGCGAGTGCAACAAACAGTGGAAATGTAACTGTTACTGTATCTGGAGCAAAACAGTATGTGTGCGAGAACTGGACAAAAACTATTCCATACAATAATAGAGCTATTTTAAATTGTACATTTAGAGAGGTGTTTGAACCATGAGCAGTAGTGTTATAAGCGACATACAATCAATTAATCCTTCATCAATAATAGAATTGTTTACACTTTCAACAACTGCTGCTTTGCATGGATCTGCAACAACATACAGATTTCATGCTGGTTCAAGTTTAAATTCTAATGGCGAAATCGTATGGGCTGGTAATACTTATCAAAGATTTCCTGTGCAAGTAGAAGGTTTTGCATATCAAAAAGGACAAATACCAAGACCAACTCTTACTGTAAGTAATGTTTTAGGAACTATTACTTCAATTCTTTTAACTGTAAATAAAACAACAACTGGAAATGATTTAGCAGGTGCAACAGTAACAAGAATACGAACGTTAGCAAAGTTTATTGATGCAGTTAATTTTGCTGGTGGTGTAAATCCATATGGTACACCAGACCCAAATGCAGAGTTTCCCCAAGAAATATATACCATTGATAGAAAGTCACAAGAGACAAGGGAAATTGTAAGTTTTGAACTTGCTGCACCTATTGATCTTGCTGGTGTTCGTGCGCCAAAAAGACAATGTACAAGAAAAGAATTTCCTAGTATTGGTCGAATAAAAATATGAGTTGGAAGCAAGATGCTTTGATTCATGCAAAAGAACAAGACCCAAAAGAGTCTTGTGGTTTGTTAATAGAAATAAAAGGGAAAGAAAAATATTTTGCCTGTAAAAATTTATCAACTTATTCACAGCAATGTTTTATAATTGACCCAGATGATTTTGTGAAAGCTGAAGAATTTGGAAATATTTTAGCTGTTGTACATAGCCACCCTGTAACACCACCTATTGCAAGTCAAGCAGATAAAATAAGTTGCGAAAGTTCAAAATTACCATGGCACATTGTAAATCCAAAAACAGAACAATGGGGTTACTATGAGCCAAGCGGTTATAAGCCACCACTAATTGGTAGGCATTGGGTTTGGGGTGTTACCGATTGCTGGGCTTTAGTAAGGGATTGGTATAAAGAAACAAAAGGTATAATTTTGCGTGATTGGGATAGACCAACAACACCTGAAGAATTTATTGCAGACCCAATGTTTGAAAGATGTGCATGGCGAACTGGTTTTAGACAATTAAGACCAGAAGAAAAATTACAAAATGGCGATCTCTTATTTATGTCTATCATGGCTACAGGCTTGAATCATGTGGCGATTTTTTTAGATGGCGATGTTTTACATCATTTAGCAGATAGAATAAGCTGTAAGGAACCATATAATCAATGGTTATTAAAATGTACTGGTATGAGGCTACGTTATGCTCCGTAAGGTTAAGCTGTATGGCGATCTTGTAAAAGTTACAGGCCATAGAGAATTTGAAGTCGCAGTAAATACAACAGCACAAGCTGTAAGTTTTTTAATAAATAACTTTCCACAATTGGAAAGTTATATGTCTAATAAATATTATCAAGTCTTATTAGAAACAGAAAATGTTGGTATTGATGAATTGCACTTTCCTGTTGGTCAATCTGATATAAAGTTTGTTCCTGTTATTTCTGGTGCTGGTGGTAATTTAGGAAAAATTTTATTAGGTGGTGCTTTAATTGCAATGAGTTTTGGTGTCGGTGGTTTGTTTACAAATCCTTTAACTATTGGTGGTAAAGGATTTTTTGGTTTTGCTGCTGCAGGTACTGGTGCAAAAGCTGCTTTTGGTATAGGTGCTGCTTTGGTTCTTTCTGGTGTAAGTGGTATGTTGTTCCCTGTTCCAAAGTTGCCAGAATTTAGTTCGGAACAAGATCCAAGACTTTCATTTAGCTTTAGTGGTACACAACAAACTTCTAGGGCTGGAACACCTGTACCTATTGTTTATGGCGAGATTGTAACTGGTTCTGTTGTTATTAGTGGTGGTATTGATACTGAGCAGGTACAAGTATG